CTGTATCTTGCCACATTTGAAGCTACAAAGAAATGGACCAGTACGATTCGCAACTGGGCACAGGTGTATGGTGAACTGAGTATTATGTACGAAGGACGCCTCCCAGAGTAACGAATAAACGGGCGAAAAACCGCCTGCTCTTGACATACCATTCAACAACTGTTATATATAAAACAAGGGTGAGAAGCCTGATTTTCAGGCTTGCCACCCTTGCATATCATAGAAGAATCTTATTTACAGACTTTTTCTCACAGTCTCTCTCACAACATTTCTCACAACATTTCTCACGCTTTCTGTCCTTATGGACGCAAATTCCTCTATTTTTCTGATTACATTTGTAAAATCGCATATTGAATTACAGACTTGCATATGCTATAATGCCAGTAGGCAAAGAGAAGTGAATAGCCATATGGCTCAACTACAACAAAAACCCCAGTGTTGCAGCACTGGGGTTTTTTATTCCCTATTTTGATGGCAGGGCTTATGTCCATAGGCTGATTACCGACTATTTGTCACCATCCAACCATTTGATGATGTAATGGCAAATCACACCACCCATAACGGAGACAATAAGAGAAGTGAATAATTCCACATGGCTCACCTCCTTCCTGTCACCAGTTTCGGAGGCGGTAACGAAGGTATTATACCACTCGCTTTATGGAATTACCAGACATAATCTGACAGCAAATGGTATCGTTTTGTATCATTCTTCATCTTTTCTGAAATCATATCCTCTTTTAAGCTCGTATTTTCTCTTTTAAGACATTTTTTCATTGTGTGATGAAGTGTATGCAACTGTCCGCTTACATCCACTGGGACGCTTTTCGTCAAAAATAGCTCCGCAATTTTGTTCATATTTTTTCTTGACAGATACATCATTTTCTGAACCACGCAAAAAATCCCGGGCATTACACCCGGGAACTGTTCATCACTCACTATTCATTTTAGACCAGCTTTTTGAAATACCCTGCCGGAACAAATTCAAAAACAAACCCTTCTGTCGGATGCGGGATCCGAATGAAATACCACTTCTTGCCCTTTACGGTTTCAGTGTATTTCATCACATCTACAACTGCATTCTTTTTAATCACTGGGAACATTTTCGCCTGAGTCTTGCCAGCTGCACTATAACATTTGCAGTCCTTTATAATTCTCGCTACATAGGCTACTGTATTCTGCTTCTTTTCAATATCAGATGTTACCGTTGCAGAACCAGAAGTGCTTTCTTTGTATCTAAGTACGCAATTCCAAGGATAATTCCGATAGCTACGGATCAGAAACTCCTTGCCCGTCTGATCTCCAGGTTTGCCTCCATGAGCGGTACCTTTCTCGTTGATGCTGGCTTCTACCTCTTTGCCATTGCCGCAGTACATGGCAGTGTGATGAACAGTATTCAGAAGTACATCTCCTCTGATAAGCCCAGCTCCGGTTGCTACGTTAACTTTGCTCGTTACGTCTACAAATCCATTTTTCAAGAATACGTTCTTCATATCTCCTGTGTATGTAGCACCACCAGACTTAACCGGAACTCCGGCGTTCTGCCATGCCTGGATCACGGCCGAGGAGCAGTCGTAATCTCCTTTTTCTCCCCAACGATGATCCTGATCGTAGCCATGAGAATCATCTTTCGCCCATGTCTCCATCTGTCTTATTGCTTTTTCTGTCTTAGTCATTTCAATACCTTCTTTCTCTGTGCTATCAGCATATGTATGAATCATGTTTATGACAGCTTTCTGCCTGTCTGTGTAATCTCCGACCTGATTCTGCACCGGGTCTGTCGGATCCATACATAAGACTGTATAGATCTTATCTGCCGTGTACGGTTTTACAGTCTTCGCCAGGATTCTTTTCAGCGCGCTATCGCCGCCCTGATGGTGTATATTGATACACTCCATCATTGCAGAATCCGGCATGGTTCCATATGTTTTTTCGATACTTTTTGCGTATGCCGCAATCTGGTCTTCCATATACTGATCCTGGCATTTCTTGCCAAGTTCCATACTAATGATGCTGATAATCAATCTGCCTTTTGCAGAATCCTTACTTACCGCATATGTAGCCCAGCTCTTTTTGAGAAGATCAGCTTCAAGATTCTCTGTGTCCATGTCCTTGAACAACTTCGGATTGCCTCTCTGGATTCTGTACAACAATTCTTTCGCTTCGTCTGCGTACCACTGCCCGGCTCCAATAGTGATTGCTTTCTCATTACTACAATTTGCCCCAACTTCGGCAAAGGCTGCGTAATCCTGTTCTCCGTAAATCTGATTCCCAGATTCCACAGCATACAGAATTTTTCTAAGAACAGTTATATTCTGTTTATCCATATCAGTTCCTCCGTCATTTTGTCTGGTTCTTTATCTGCATAATCGACTGGATTACTTTGTCATATCCCAGCATTGCACACAGCCATGACAGAAGAACCAGTGCGATCAGAACCACCATCATCTTTTCTGTGAACTGAGTCTCCATCAAAATCATATATCCGACATCTACCAACACAGAAAGAACGACAGCCACAGCTCCGGCAAGCATATTGGGCTTATACGTCCTGTTTGCTTCGTCCAATGCCATCTTGATTCCTTCTGTAACCAGTCCGGTAAAAATTGATACAACAAGTAACAGTGCTAAAAAAGTTTCAGTGCTCATCATCTTCATTTTCCTCCATATCTTCTTCGGTGTTATCTACACTATCATCTTCCATGTTACCGACATTCATGTCGGGAACATCCTGTGCTTCTCTTTCGTCCTGTTTCTGCCATTTTCTATCCAGTTTCTTGTCTTTTGTGGTCCGAATCCAGCCACAGATGCCACATTCTCCAATTGTGGCCGCTACCACAGCACAGGCATATGACTCCGGCATACTTCCACAATCCTTATATAGCAGAATCATCTGCCAATTAAACCAAATAAAAAAAGCACCGACAAACATCAGCACCAAATTCAATGTCCCAAACTTTTTTAAAGTCGAGATTATCTTTTTTAATTTTTCTTTCAGGTATTTCATCTTTGCTCACTTCTCACAGGAAAGAATGTTCTTTCCAGCACTGCTGGTAAACATTCTTGATATGGCTTATTGTCTCTACTGTTACATCATTTTCAAACTCAGGATGCTCCTTGCAATATTTTTCGTATACTGTAATATCTATAAGGATCTGGTCGAAATGCTCCTTCGTGTGTTTGATATTTCTCAGCAGTTCTTCTCCAAACCGCAGGATTCTTACCCGTCTCTGCTCGATGTCCCGGCGTTCATCTGCCTTTCGTGCATCGCTCAGGTCTTTTTTCATGTGTTCAACCTTATCGGTTAAAGATTTTACCTGATCCATAACCTCTCCGTTGATTGCTCTGCCTAAATTTTTCGCAAGCCAACTCCACGGATTGATCTGTATCTTTGATACCTGTATCAGTGACAGGAGGAGAACAGCTACTCCTCCACTTCCGACAAAAATTTCTGTAAGGTTCATTTTCTCCTCCTCAAAGCAGTTACATATGGTCCTTAAACAGTTCTTCGTCCTCTGAATCTGCATACTTACGACATTCATATTCCAAAGCATCAAGTTCTTTGTCAATTTCAGATTGAGACTTCGTTTTCAGCTTCATGTCGTAGATTACAGACCAAAGTCTACTTATGATCTGTAACTTTGTCATTTTTCTGCGTCTGATTCAATCAGTTCCTGATACTCCTGATCTGTGAGTTTCCCACGCTCTTTCGCCTGTTCTACCATTTTCATCCAATCGTCATGATTATACATTTTCTTCATTTTCAGTAAAATTCTGTACATCTTCATCCTCCTTTGTTTCTTCTGGAATATAAACGTCTGTCATTGCTGCCAGATACTGAATTGTTATGTTCTGATTTTCAATGATTTTTTTCTGCTTTTCTACGGTTGCTCTGAGGTTTTCGTCCTCTGCCGCTTCCGCAGGTGTCTGAGTCATTTTTCTTACTTCCATGTTCTTCACCCTTTCTTAACTGTTTTAAATATTTCTGAGTCCTTTGTTTTACTTTATACGAATTTCCTTTATCAGCATTATTTTCCCAGGAATTGTGATGTTCATCTACTTTTTTCGGTTCAAGTTCTCCTCTCTGTGATTTATGAACCATCCTCACAAGAGTTTTTCTTTCATGCTTTACACTATCTGAGTTAAGCGTCATGATTATCTTTCCTGTTTCTGTCAGCCGATAGTCAAATCCCAAAAATGTAAATCCTTTTTCAAGCGGTGTTATGTGTGATTTCTTTTCATTTGCTTCCAGCCCGTATATCTGCAATTGCTTCATTATCTCACTGAAAACTCTCTCAGCCTGTTTTCTTGTTTTAACAAGAATCCAGAAATCATCCATGTATCTGATATTGTATTTTACATGCAACTGTTCTTTGATGTAATGATCTAATGGATCCAGAAGTGAAATACCGGCAATCTGTACCATTTGAGATCCTGGATTGTATCCGGTTTCTCCTGCGTACTGGTCTCGTAAAACTCCACACGACATTTCTGCTGTATCCTTATCCGTCAGATTCCTTATTTGCCTTTCTACATCACTGTGCCGCATGTTTAGGTAGTATCCATGTATGTCAACCTGAACTATCCATCCTTTTGTGCCGTATCTGCAGTAATAATTCCATAGATATTTTTTAACCAGTGCTCTTGCAAAGTCTGTTCCCTTTCCTGTCTGGCAGGCACAATTTGAATAAGTGAACCCCTTTGTCATTTGAGGATAAAGAGAATTATCATTAATACTCCTTTGATATACCCGGTCCTTAAATGGGATACTGAGAGCTTCCCGGCGTTTCGGATATGTTATCAATACCGTTTTAGGTTTTCCATTCTTCCATGTCCCGTCCTGATGCTGATGTTTCATCCGGAGTATATTTTCTTCTCCATTTAACAAAAACGACTTAACTGATGGTTTCCATGTTACTCCATTCTTACATTTCAGCATTGATTCGTATAAACTATCATAGCTTGTTATATGGTCTTTCATCTTTTGCGCTTCCGCAGTTTCTCAGTGCTGGCAGGCTTATGTAAGTCACGCACTGTCTCTTTCGATTATCCGCGGTATTGTTTAGGCTTATGCCAGGGATTTCGGCTCCTTGTCTATATCTTCAAGGCAATCATTGCTATGCAATAACCATAATGCTTTTAGGAAGACAATCGGGGCATACACATTCGAGTTCCATGCGTTCGTGTTGTTGACGTTGCCACTGGCGTTCACATTCATGACGTTGTTAGCGTTGCCACGGTTAGCTGAACGAGAAAACACATTCTGAGGTGATAGCCTACATCCCATATTTTTTTATGAGTACCGGTCTACATCAGACTCTCTCCATTTCTTGATGTAGTTCCTAACTTTGAGCGTCTGTTCTGACCAGTATTCTATCCTTTTGCCTTTCAGGTGAAAGAGAGGGTGTGCAAGTCCGATCAGTGCAAGTAAGTTGTTGCAATCCAGAATCGCCTGACGCTGCAGCTTGCTTCTCCAGGCCCATAGCTCTTTCTTATTCTTTTCTGTTACCCGGATATTGTTTGCGGTCCAGGCATTTATATAAATGTCTTTCGCTGTCCGGATGATATCGTCCGTGAGCGCAGATTGATATTCCGGAAGAAATACCTTTTTATTCTTGCAGATCTGAATCGTGTAGGCCGCCAGCTCTCTTGCGTACCATACTGCATTTAACTGTCTGTTCTGTGGCGTGTCCGGTACATTTCTCTCACCTGCTTTAACTGCCATTTCTTTTCCTTTCCATCCCTGCATCCGCGGGTGCAGGGATTATTTGATTGCTGATTATACGACGACAAGCGGGGCATACACATTCGAGTACCGTGCGTACGCGCTGCTGACGCTGCCACTGGCGTTCACATACATGACGTAGTTAGCGTAGCCACGGTTAGCTGAACGAGAAAACACACTCTGAGGTGATGTGTGATTCGCAGCTGAATATCTAATCATAATCGGATAGGTTTTCCATGGTTCAATTGGTGTTTTGGAATTTGTTCTCCGCTGCCAGTATTCGTGAACTGCTCCCTCCTCTTTGCTCATGTTGACGTTCATCTGAGACATGGATGCAAGGAACACTCTGTCGTATGTGATATCTGTCACGCCACCGTCATTAACTGTATTCGCAAGTGTGGTTACTTTGACCGTCTTTAATGCTGCCAGCATATCCGCAGGCATTCCGCAGAGGAATCCGTCTTTTGTGGTTAACTGACTCGGTGCAATGTCCCAGTCGTCCTGTTTTGTCCACCATTTGCCCTTTGGTTGTGTTGAATTGAGCCACTGACGGGCCGCTGAATATTTCCAGCGATTCCAGCCGTATGCTGATTCCTGCATACTGTTGAGGTTTCCGTTTCTGGTTGCATACTGCATAGTTCCCAGATCTGTTCCGTCTGATCCTGATGTAACTGCAACGGTTTCAATTGTGGTGATTCCATCTGCAGCGTAAGAGGTTGCTTTCCAGTTACTCGGTGCAACGTCTGGCATTTGTGTAAATCCGTATACAGATCCGCCTGCTGGTACGTCTTTAGTCAGAGTAAACTGCCAGTATGTGTTTGCTTTCGCATTGTTTCCCCAATTCTGCTGCAGCATCAAATGATAAGTTCCTGCTGCCAGTCCATCCGGGCAGCGCAAGAATGCACGGTTGCTAAACTGTAATCCGAATGGGGTTGTGTAATGCGCTTCCAGGAATGTTCCTGGAATGACTTCGCCGTCCTCCAGCTCTACATTTTCAGAATGTGTGTACTGCCATGGAAAGTCGTATTCTTTGCTTGCAGCTGTGTCTGTCCACTTTTCAAGGATCTGATCTCCGAAGTTAAGAATCCTCTGGATGAATCCATTTCTGGAAAGTCCGCTGATCTTATCCCATGTGCTTACGTTCTCCAGATTTGCAGCCTGGGTGAATGCCATTGTCTGCAATGCCTGAGAGATTTCTTTCATTGTGCTTTCCCTTGGAAAGTTTGTGGTAAACTGATCTCCTGTTGCCATTTCTTTTGATTCCTCCTTAATTTTTATATAAAAAGAACCTGCAAGGGTTGGTTGCAAGTTCTGATTATTCTGTATAGATTATGTTCAAACCTCCGTCTGTTGGGTCGATTTGAAATGTAATATGATTTACCTGTGCCTTCACTGCTTCTGCCGCTGTATTCGCATTTTCAACAGCTTTGGCAGATTCTTCAACACGGGCTGCTTCTGCCTTGACTCTTGCGGATTCCGCAGTAACTCTCGCAGCTTCTGTGTTTGCCCTTGCTGTTTCTGCCTTCGCCCTGGCGTCTTCCGCAGATGCTCTGGACGTTTCTGCAGTCACACGGCTCTGTTCCGCAGTAACACGACTCTGTTCAGAGCTATTTCTGGCAGTTTCAGCAGTCTTTCTGGAATCTTCAGCAGAGGTTCTTTTACTTTCAGCACTGTTTCTTTCGGTTTCCGCAGTAGCTCTTTTACTTTCATTTTCTTTTCTAGTAGTCTCTGCTGAACTTCTGGCAGATTCCGCAGTAGCTCTTGACTGTTCATCCGTTGATCGGTTCTTCTCTGCTTCTGTCCTCTGAGTTTCAGCTTTGTTTCTGGCAGTTTCGGCAGTCTGTCGAGCCGTTTCATTTGTCTCTCTCTGCTGTTCTTTCTTAATACGGTCAGCTTCAGCAGTATTCCTTTTCTGCTCCTCGGTACGTCTGGCTGATTCTGAATCTGTTCTTTCTGTCTCGGCAGCCTTTCTCCCAGCTTCGGCTGTTGCTCTGGCAGTTTCAGCAGCATTGCGGTTACTTTCCGAAGTCTGCCTTTTCGTTTCTGCTTCCTGTCTTTGACCTTCTCCTGCCGCCCTTGCTTCTTCTGCTTCATTCCATTTCTGATCTGCATTAGCTCTGGCAGTTTCAGCTTCTACTCTGGCGGCTTCAGCAACATTTCTACTGTTTTCAGATTCTTCTCTATTCGTTTCGGAGGAAGCTCTGTTCGCTTCTGCTGTCAGTCTTGCATTTTCATTTTCTTCTCTGACAGTTTCACTCTGTTTGCGATCAGTCTCAGCCTCATTTCTTATATTTTCAGCTTCTACCCTGTCTTCCTCTACTTTTACTCTGGCAGCTTCCGCTTCCTCTGTTTCCTCAGAAACCTGATTGATTTTCTCCATGCAGGAAATAAAGGCTCCCCTTACTTCCTCCCCGTATTCAGCACTTCTAAGTTGTTCGATTTCACTGCTTATGTCTGCCATCTTCTTCACCTCCTGTCTCAGATTTCTCTACCTCAATTACCTTAGGTGATGCTTCGCTTTCCATATCGGGAACATCTTCTGCCGGATCCGGTACTGAATACAGCTTTTCCCTCGCGTCTTTTAACTGCAATTCGAGTTCCTTCTTACATTTCTGTAATTCCTCATTCTGTTTCTCCAGTTTCATATTCTGATCGGATAATTCCTGAGTCAACTCAGCCGCCTTTTTTTCTCTGATGTCAGCCAAAAGTCCTAATACCATACCTTCTGCAAGATACGCTGGCAAACCACTCTCAGTAAGGATCTGGATAGCGGCTGCATTAAATCTTTGGCTAGTTATTTCAATAAGCTCTGATAAAATCATTTTGATTCCCTTTCTTTGTATAATTCTTGTAACAGTTTCAACATGGATGGAATAAGCATTCTTTCATTCCAGTTCTCAACCTGACCCTCTGGATTGTTATATGTTGCCTCTGGGAAACTATCAAATACATCTTCTGCATACATACCCGGAACAGGCTTTCCAACCATTTGGTCGTTTATATCAAGATAGCCATCTTTATACTTAAACCATACAACAGGAATATTGAGAACCTTTTCGGCTTCTTCCAAAGTCATATCCGAAACATGATTCTTGTATCTTTTCGATGAAGAAGCTCGATAAGCCACAGTTGCTCCGTCGCTCGCAAAGCCCAGATATCCGCCGCTTGTAACGTGCTGTAAGTTGTATATCATAATTCTATCTGTTCCGTCTGAAAATGAACTTGTTCCACAGTATATCTTCATTCCACTTCTAACTGCAAGAGCATTCGATTCTGAGCTAAGTGTTACATTTCCTATCTGGATTGTTCCTGCGCTTTTTAAAGTAATATTTCCGCCCTTGAGATATGATGATGCTATTGTCCATCCTCCTATTTTTCCACTTGTGCATTGCATTGAACCATTCGTAAGGATTTTAAAATAGCTGTTCGCCGTTACAACTCCATTGAAGTCAATTTTTGATGCGTCAATCTTAACGCTCTGCGCTGTCTGGTTAATTGATGATGCAATATCTCCCTTTGAAACTTTGCTGCTGATTGAAGTCTCGGTCTGCGTGATCCGAGAACTAAGACCGCTTTCTGCATTCTTTGCCCTCGATACCTCTGATGTGATAGAGCCTTCTGCTACGGTAATTCTGGATATTGCTGTTTCGGCTGTGGTCTTTGCAGTTGCAGCATCACTTTTAGCTGTATTTGCTGATTCTTCCGCTGCATCTGCCTTGGCTTTTGCTTCACTTATATCCTGATCTTGGATTCTTTCCCATGCTGCGCTGGAACTTCCGCCTTTGGTACCAGAACACTTCCACAGTAAATTAATATTGTTCCCGTAATTTCCGTGATTTGGACTTTCTGGATATGTCCCAGATGCCAATTCCGTTACACTATAATTTGGCAGACTTTCTTCTGTTCCTGTATCTTCCCCAGAAGTTCCAGTGACAGAAGCAATACTGAAACCATAATAGTTGCAACTTGAACTGTCTGTATGCCAGTATACATAAAACTCTGAGGCAGGAACAAAGACCGAAGCTCCTGCAATGGTTGTTCCACCCAATTTCGCAGCACACTTCATTGTACCGTTGCTGTCTTTATAGAATATCTTTACATAATCAAATGTTACTGATTCTGTACGGGAATCATCCGAGAATGTTATTTTCAGTCCAGCAGTCTTATAGGTATATCTATAAGCATATCCGGTATTCGTATCATAATAGTTGTCCCCTATATGAGACGTTCTAAGAGCGTCTGTATTCCAGTCAGAAGCCGGCTTATTGGATGTTGTCGGTGCTCCTACTCCGTAAAAATTTGCATTTTTCTTATCAACCACCTGTCGGATTGACATTACCTGCAAAGTGATGTTATCAATCGCAAGGTTAATTGCACTCTGCATTTGTTCCGTGGTGGAATAGCTCTTTAACTTTTCATCTGTATCAGCCTTTGCGTTTTTCTCTGCATTAGAAGCAGCGGTCTGTCCAGCTTTCACTGCATCATTGTATTTCTGATTGGTAACCTCTGTTGTTGTGAAAGTCTTTGACAATTCCAAACTGATATTATCCGTAGCCACTTTAATAGCTGACTTTACCTGCTCGGTGGTAGAATAACTTTTCAGCTTTTCTGTTGTATCAGACTTGGCATTTTCTTCCGCTTGATCGGCGGCAGTCTGTCCGGCTTTTACAGCATCGTTATACTTCTGATTTACATTTTCTGTCGTAGAATATGTCTGTGATACTTCCAGACTGATATTATCCTTCATTACCTGAATGGCAGATTGCATTTCTTTTGTGGTCGAATAATCTTTCAGTGTATTCTTTACACTTAATTCAATTCTTCCAACTTCTTCTTTTATCTGCGTGGTTAATTCATCCAAGAACTCCTGAATTTCTCTTAGACACCGAATGTTAGTAATGTATGCAACATTACCCTTGTTACCGTAGATTTTCACGGAAACAGCCTTAGAAGCTGCTGTAATCTCTAATTTCTTAGTGAAAGAGTGAAATTCATCTGCTTCATAACCACTGTAATATTCCGTGCTTCGATTCCCGGTAAAACCATATTCCAGATAATAAGGTCTTTTCGCATTCCCGTCTGACAAAGGATATGCCGTCTCAACGCTGATCCTATATATTCCTTCCGGGAGGTCCCCTACATTCTGCTCTATAACAATACTTCCAGTATTATTAAACTCCACTTTCAGGCAATTCAGATTCAGAAACTCAGCCTCGGTCACGGTTGCGACATCTCCTGTGATCGTAAACGCATCCTTGGATAACGTTTCCTGCTCTCCACCGGAAATATAATTCTTTCTCAACACCAATTCTTTCGTACTCGAAATCTTCATGGCAATCTGATCGTTGAGCACTTTCAAAGAAGATTCTACTTCCTGCATCATAGCCTTTTCGCGACCATCAGTATAAGAATTTGCAGCACTTTCCACTTCGGATATGGCATTCTCAACAGAGGTTCGATATCCAACGTCCAGAGTCTCAGCCATGATGGACTGCGCCATAATCATTTTCCCATTGATCTTACCGTCCATCGTTATGGCGATTCCGTCTATCGGGCCATCATATCCCTGACTGTAATGTGCCAGACCTCCAAGTCCCCATCTCCAAAGATTCTTGGCTTTTCCCCTATAATCTTCATCATCTGCAACAATAAATTCTTCCGGCACATGGATAGCGTGTCCACTTGCCACTTGTCTGTTTATCAGGTCCTGAGCATCTTTTAAAGCCTGTTTAAGAATCTCTGATTTACTTGGAATAGTATTTATAACTTTTTCAATATGGGCTGTGGTTTCACGGTTGGAAGAAGTATAAGACTGATTTCTAGTCTCGTCTCCAAGAGTGATCGTATTATTCTTAAAATCTGTGATATACGTTTTCTTTTTTGTGAGTGGAAATACTGCATTAAGACCATTTGGAACAGATATACACTGTATTTTATCGCCAACTTTGAACATCTGAAATGATTCATCTGTTAAATTCAGATCAATAGCTTTCAGCTCCAGAATCATTTTTTCAAACTGGACAGTTTTCAGGTATTCTTTTCCATGCTTCATAAGGTTTTCTGGCTGCGTCACATCATCCCAGATAACCGTCTTGTATATCTTCCCGTATTCTTTTACGGCATTATCATCGGTTACATAATCAACTCCGCCATTTACGTCTGCAATGGTAATTCTCTGATCTGAAATTGCCTCAAGACTTTCATCCTGATCTTCTTCATCGAGTCTGGATCCCAAAGGGATAATACAGGTAGCAAGGTCCGAGGCATCCATATTCTTCGAGAAATCAAGCAGATTTTTTCCAAACTGAATTACCTGTGCATTATCTTTGTAATAATCATCATCACACAGATAATCCAAGACCCTCTTGTCTGCGTCATGGCGAATAACCAAATGTCCTCCAAGTCTGCTTGTCAATTTCTCTTTGAAAGATGTTCGGGTATCTTCGTAATTAGAATACCTGTACAACGAATCATTTGAATCTTTTACAGTAACTCTACCTACAACGAACTGTTTTCTTTCTTCCACCTGTGAATTGTGAATATCAACAAGATCCTGAACATAGGCTCTTACAGAGATATTGTGATATACTTTTGGACGTTGAATGCTATCGCAAAAGAAAGCAAGTTCACCCTCAACAAATACTTTCTTTGTTCCAGAGAAATCTTCATCATCATAAAGGACACGACCATAAAATTCAGGCTGTGAATCCCGGTAAAAAATGATGTCCGTAGTCAGTTTCTTTACTTTTTCGTAATATGGATGTGAAGGGTATACTGTAAACTCAGCCTGTCCATTGATATTATCTCCAGTTTCAAAGTATCCATCTCCTACATAGAGATTCTTGCTGGGGTCATGCAGCGTATATTCTTTTCCGTCTACAACAGCTTTTACAATATACATTACAGAATACCTCCTGATCCATCTGCCTTTGTCTTAAACGGATTGCAGTTGCAAGAAATTGTTATCTGGGCGGTTACGTTATTAGTCTTCTCTGTACTGATTTCGCACCTGCCGGCATATCTATAATCAGGATCGGTATCTAAGGTTATTGCCAACTTCTTACCATGAATAGCAGCTGCAATTCTGCTTATCAAGGTGCTCCAATCTGTATATTTACAATTCCTTGCATCAAAAACAAACTCCAGTGTTCTCATTCCATAAGTTACTCTGCCATATGTAGCTTCGGTGAGATCGAGATCACCATCCATGCCAGGAACAGAAACATATGCCGTTTTTACTTCTGGAAATCCGATACTTATTTTTTTCAGTTTCAGTCCCCATGTTCTGTATGAGTGGGCTGTTCCAAATGTCACTCCAGCAGACATATCATCATCCTCCCCTCTTTTTATGCGTATCAATTCTGGCAAAATTCTTATCTATGATCGGAGTCTGTGCTTTTCCGACTTCGTTTCCGTCCAAGTCAACATGAACATGGGTTTCTCCTGTTACTTCCACGGTGGTATCTCCGTTTTCAAATACTCCCTGCTTTTCTTTTACAACCTTATAAGTCGTATTCACATTCTTATCAACAGCAATCTTACCTGTCTCAACATTTACAGCCATCTGCATACGTTTTCCTAACGATTCCATTTCATCATCCATCTGGCTATATAATTCAGGCATCTTCTTTTCAACACCCTGTCCAATTCCCGGAGGAATCCATTCACCTACTTCATCAGCAAAAACTTTTGACGGGGAATGAATACCCAGAGCATTCTTCGCATTCCTTACAATGTTACTAAAGAAGTTGTATACGGAATTTGAAAACCATCCAGCAGCACTGCAAATACCATTCCATACACCGCTTACAATATTGGAACCAATGCTCCACATCTGGTTAGGAAGTCCGGCTACTCCATTCGTAACAGCATTCACCAAGTATGTTGCAGCTTGGCTTCCTTTCTGAGCCAGATCAGTTCCCCATGAGGCTACATTGGAAGCAGCCTGAGTAAGATGTTCCCAGATTCTTGATGGCAATTCAGAGAAGAATCTTACAATCGCATCTATTGCATTTGAACCAATCTCTCTTGCTTTCTGAACGGTGTTACTTCCCCAAGTGGTGAGCTTTGAGAACGCATTTGACAACCATTCCCAGATCTTTCCAGGCAACTGTGAAAAGAACTTTATAATGGCATCAAGGCAAGTCTTTGCTACTTCACTTGATTTCTGGAGCATCTGTTTTCCCCAGTCCACAAGTTTGTTGAAGGTATTTACCAGCCACTCCCACACTTTTCCGGGAAGTTCAGAAAAGAAAGTTACAATATTTTCAATAAACTTCGGAACATTTGTGGAAATCCAAGTCAGTATATTGGTTCCCCATTCAGCCAGTTTGTCGATTACCAAAGAAATTGTGTCTGCTATCTTACCCGGAAGTTCGGAAAAGAATGTAACGATTGCATCAACAATTTGTGTCACAATCTCAGTTGCAGTGGATAGTACATTACTTCCCCATTCTGTAAGCATTTCTACGAATGGGCTTATTGCTTCCATTATCTTTTCTGGAAGATCAGAGAACCACTGGATTGCAGACTGTGCAAATTCCCCTACTGCTTCTAAAACACCAGAGAACCATTCTGATATAACAGAACCAAGCTCAGACAGCTTTTCTGGTAATTGCTGGAAAAATTCAACAACCTGATCCCAATGTTCTTTCAATACGACTACTAAGGTACTGACAGCAGCTATAATGGCGGCTACTACTCCAGCTACTGCCGCAGGTACTCCGAGTATCACAGCTCCAACAGCAGCTAAAGCAATGCCTACTACCATCAGAACTTCTTTTATCGCATTGAAGCCATTTACAAACATATCAACGAAGTTTGTAATGGCCAGTGCAGCTCCACCGATTACAGAACCAATCCCGGCGACCATTGTGCCGACTGTTCCAAATACGGCAGTTACTGCCTCGCTTAATGTCCCAGCTCCACCAGTAACCAACTGAAATACTTCTACAAGTTTGCCACCGACAGAAGCAACTCCACTGATTCCAGATTTAGCAGTTTCGAGTACACTCAAAAGCGTTTTGACCCCGCCAGTTACCGTTTTTGCAACTTTCAGGGCGTATATGGAAGTCGCAATTACACCGATTGCATATCCAATCTTTTCTAATGTGGCAGGATCTGCTTCATTCAGCTTATCAAACAGTACGGAGACTACATCTGTAATCCCTTCTATGATCTTACTCGCTGAATCAATACAACCTTTCAGGAATCCTTCAATCAGAGCCGCAACACCCGGAATTTCCTCTGATAATCCCTTGCAGAATCCTTCTACAAAATCACGGGCTGCCTGGATGATTAATGGCATATTCTCCCGGACCGCAGAACCGATCTGTTTCAGCATCTGTCCAAAAGACTGTCCCATTTCTTCTGAATGTCCAGCCAGTGCTTGCAAGAACTCTGTGAACAGATAAATTCCGGCAGACCACATATCTCCGGCAACATCCATGATTGCAGTCACCAGATCGGCTACCATCGTTGCTCCGGCAGTAGCAAATTCCTCTTTATGGTCCATGATCGCATTGATGAAGTTCTTCACCATGCTCTCAGCAACCTCTATCAGTTTAGGTGCTGCTTCCAATGCCATCTGTGTCAACTGTGCCAGTGAGGATGCAAAGGAATCTACCAGCCCCTTAAATCCATCTTTGGCAAAAGCCTGATTCATATCATCGACCATAGATGTTATGGTCTTCACAGTCTCTTTCATCGGAGTCTGTACTTTTTCATAAAAGGCAATCTGCACAGATTCCAGAGCACTCTTTAAGAGAGTGATCGCGCCCTGCAAGTTATCATTCATGGTGTCAGCCATCTGCTGTGCCGCACCATCACTGTTATATATCGACTCTGTAAGTTTGTCGTAATCTTCTGTGGATGTGTTTACAATAGCCAGCAAGCCAGCCATACCCTGCTGTCCGGCTAATGTGGCAGCATATTTCGCTTTCAGTGCGCCTTCAGCACCATAGGCTTTTTCAGTCAGATCTTCTACGGCCTTGGTGTATTTCTTTTCAGTAAGTTCTCCATTTTCGTACTTGGTCTGGATTTCCTGTAACTGTTTCTGGAACTCATCCATCGGCATTTTGCAGTTTCCAAATGATGCTCTAAGATCATTCATAATTTCCTGCAAAGATTTCATGGATCCATCGCTGTTCTGCAAAGATATACCCAGATAATCCATAGCAGCTGCCATAGTATCCGTTGGTTTTGCCAAGTTCGTCAGCAACTGTCTTAATGCTGTTCCGGCTGTGGATGCTTTGATTCCTTGGTTTGCCATCAAACCCAAAGCAATAGCGGTATCTTCTATGCTGTACCCAAGGGAACCAGCTACCGGAGCTACATATTTAAACGACTCTCCGAGCATACTGACATTCGTATTGGAATTTGAGGCTGACTGTGCCAGAACATCTGCGAAATGAGCAGCATTGGAAACTTCCTTTGTGAGTCCATCCTTGACAATCGTTGTTGTCCCATCAGCAGCCAACCCGAAGGCTGTCATGGCATCTGTCACGATGTCCGATGTACTTGCCAAATCTTCCCCAGAAGCCGCCGCAAGGTTCATAATACCTTCGATACTGCCAAGCATATCCTTGGTCTTCCATCCAGCCATTGCCATATACTGAAAAGCATCGGCAGACTCAGAAGCAGAGAATTTGGTTTTAGCTCCCATCTCCTTTGCTTTCTCAGTCAATTGCACCATATCATTTGCGGATGCTCCAGAAATAGCCTGTACTTTGCTCATTCCGGCTTCGAAATCAGCTCCCGTCTTAATCGCGGCTGTTCCCAATGCTCCGGCGGCTGTCGCAGCTCCGGCAAGGATCGTCGCCGTTGTCTTAATGGCTCCACTGGCTAAACCAGATATTTTATCTAATCCGGTCTGAAACCCTGAATTATCAATACTGGTATCAAATTTTAGTGTGCCATCATAGCCCATGTTCTCACCTCATTTCTCGGTTCAATCATCGGCTCATAATGGCACTACTTGATTTGCTTTCCGTTTCTGATCTTTAATTCAAAACGGGCGTGACAGTTTCTCCCTTTACAGGACACCATCACGCCCGAACATTCTGCCGTTTCTTCAAAGAATATCGGCATTTTGTATCTGCATTCCGGGCATTCTACCCGGATCATTTTCTTATTTACTTCTTCAATATCAGACACCCCCTCATAGTAATCCGGTAAGGTCACCGCCGTTCATAAGAGCTTCCTCGATAGCATCCAGTTTCTGTTCTTCATCTTCTGGAAGTGGCAGAGCATACAGCTCTTTCATACGTCTGTAAAACGCACTTTGTTCTTTACTCATATTGGCATCAATATCTACACTTCTGTACTCCATGATCTTGCTGAACTCCAAATCTGAGGACAGTGTTCGGAACATTGCCTTGAACTTCCACCAATGCAGATACTCCACATCTTGCAAGTCTACTCCATACTGAGTCAGAAAGGCCGAATATATGTAATCATCATCATGCTCGAAAGAATATACTCTACGAACCTCAGAAGCTCCATTTACAGTGGTAGCCCTCTTTTCTCTCCATTTCTTTCCGCAAGAATAGAACCAAATCATCTTATTTACTGCTTCGTCAAGGTCTGATGGCACTACCGGATAAACGAGATGGAGGGCTTTTATGGCTTTTTCAGAATCCGATAGTTCTGTCTCCTGCATCAACAGTTCAAACAAGATAAAGGTGCGGAAATTTGTTTCTATCGCATATTCCACACCATTGATTTCTACTGTATCTGGAAGAACGTCTACGAGAATATTGCAGTTCATGGTCTATTCTTCCCGTTCTTATTGTTCTTTCCTTCCTGTCTTCTCTGTGCCCGGTTCATGTTGTACTTATTCATAAGACCATTAACCTGACCTTTTATCTTGTTGGATTCTGAGGTTACAGCCGCAAATGCGTCCATACTTACCAGAAGGTTGTTCTTGCCTTTAAACAGTTTCTCTGCTGTGCCTTTTCCAAAAACATCATCAAAGAAAACATTGACAACGCCGCACATAGCTCGAATCCCGTCTGCTCCTGACATATTCTGATTCTTTTTGTATTCTTCTGCTTTCTTTTGCACATCTTCCAAGGCATTCTCAAACCTATCCATAACGTCCGCATCAAACAAATCTAACTCTAATTCCTGACCGCAAATTTTTAACATACTCATTCAACAATACCTCCTGTTTTACTTACGCTGCTTCAAAAGTAGTCGTTTTCGTATTAAAGTATCCATCTACCGGATCTCCAACTGCATTGAGATTTCCACTCATGCTCTGTTTCTTTTCTCCTGATACACCGCTGATTTCTGCTGATACTAAGAACTTTCTGGCAGCAAATGTATTCTCCACTTTGGATTCTGTCTGCATCTTCTGATCCCACAGTTCTACTCTACAATATTCAAACTCCGCATCACTTCCTGTCAGATGATTTCTTCCAACATGGTACAGCGCATTCACAGCATCCTGGCTCTTAATCAGCCTTGCTTCAAATGGGAAAACCGATGTATAAGATACTACGGAAGAACTGCTTGTTGACTCATTTACATATTTCTCAGATTCACTTTCTGCACCAAATGTTTCATCCAGTGTAGTAAATCCAACTCCCATCAATACCCAATTCGGCTTTGATGATGTTCCAATGTTCAGGTAATCTGCAAACTGGTGTCTCTGTACAACATCTCTTGTGTTATTTTCTTCCATCTTTGTATGCCTCCTTAAAATAAACTAACTGCAACGGTATCTGATACCTTGCATTTTTCATTGATAAATCAAAAATATATCCTGCTGAAAGTACATTCAGTTCTTCTGCTGTCATTCCATCTGGAAGTTCAGGCAGAATACCGCGTAAGCTCTGTTCTTCTACCCAGTCAGCCAACTTTTCATAAAATGCGCTGCTTTCTATATTCTGGAGCCTGTCCATCGAGTAATATTCTCTGGAACCAAATGAAAACTGGTACTGTCTCTCTGAGCTTCCGTCTACATAGTTCTGCAGAATCGGGTCAAATGTTCCAGTCTCTACTACATATTCAATTCCATTTGCCCCGAGTGCATCTACTCTAAATACTCCATCTTTCAGCAGAGGACAGTCCACAAAATAATCTGTCACTGCCTGTATGATTGAATCAGCCATATTGTTTCTATCCTCCTCCGGCTATTTTCTTTGCACCTGCCAGAATGTCTTTTCCATTTGAAGCCTTCATTCTCTCAAACCACTTTCCTCCTCTGTTGGCATCATAGGATCTCGTTTCTGGTGTGTTATAATACTGAACCTTTGCGTAAATAGCACTATACTGAACCAGTCCACTTCCGATCACAGTTCCTAGAGTCCCGGATCTGTCCAAATATCCTGTTCTAAACGGAACCTTTGGACTACAATATCGGATAACTTCTGAGTCGATAAACTTCTGGGCTTTATTGAACTGTTGGCTTCTCAGGCTGGCAAAAACCGGATTCCAAACCAACGTACCTCTACCGTTTCCAGTCTGGAAATGAGTATTTGATGGCTGTGTTATATTCTGCCCTGCCATTATCCTCCGTTAATCCTCCAGTGCCTTACATGAGAACCTCCTCTTTTTGTGTTATCTGCATAGCCAGAAACCTTTATTACCTTTCGGTACTTCTGTTCCAGTACCATGCCAACATCGGATCTTGCATTCGGCTTTATTCTGCCGTATCGGAAACTGAAATCATCCCATTTCCAGTTCTTCCCGTAGCAGATACTGCCTTCAAATTCATTCCATTCTTCTGAGATAATCCCGGTTCTAAATGAAAAATCATCCCATCTCCACTTTGATGGATAGAACAGTTTCGGGAATATGTAGTCTCCTTCCTGAATCGTCCAATGTTTAGGCAACTCTCTGAGAGACAGTCTTCTAAATTCATCTGGAGGCAAGAAAGTCCGCTGATCTTGAACAGAAGCAGCAATGGGTACTCTTATGGAATACGCATCCTGATTCTTTTTGAATCCTTCTGAGCCTGATATGGTGCTATTTTCATACCATGTGATTCCTCCGATTCTGGTAGGAAAGTAAAACTCCCTTCTATCAGGACCGGTGAACGCATTGAAAATAGTCATTTCAAAAATTGCATTAATCATATTCTTCTGACCACCCCTTATACATCAGCCCTGTATTGGCAAGATGTCTCTTTGTTCTGTGCCTCATGTTAATATTGCAATCGGCATCTTTCACAGCTTCAGCATAAGTAACAGAATATCCATCATTGCTTTCAGATTTGATCTGGGACTGATGGCTTTCTATATACTGATGTAGAACTTCAATAACAGAACAAATGGCAAGTTTCACGCAATCCGGCACTGGATCCAGTTTGCTGATTCTTCCAAACGTAATTGCATTCACAAACGCTTCTGCCTCTATTTCTGCAGTCTGAAATTCATCAGCTTTCACAATTTTCCCATGGTAAACTTTCTGATAATACCGATAATCTACATATGGGCTTCTGGTGTCTCTTGTGAGCAACTTTATCACCTCCAGTATAGATTTGGTTGCTTTCTACTCTTTAGGCTCTGATTTGACCGATTTGGCAGGCTCTTTTACCTGCTTCTTTACTCCTACTTCTGGTGCATCTAAATCTGTGCATACATATCCCATGGACTCATAGTATGCTTTCTTCCGTTCTGGAATCCTGCACGAACTTCCTTCTTTCGTTGCTAAATACATAAACTACCTCCTACTCTGATTTCTTTGTAGACTTGGCAGTTGTCTTCTTTCCTGAATCTGGTGAATCCTGTACAACTGCACCAGCTGTGGACTGTGCCTTAATTGCAGCTTTTAACTCAGCATTTTCCTTCTGGAGTTCAGCATTTTCCTTCTGGAGTTTATTGATCTTATCATCAGCATCACTGACATATGTTGCAGCCGCATCTAATTCTTCTTCCAGCTCCTTATTTTTGGCTTCCAGTTCGTGAATCTTATTTACAGCTTCTTTCCCGGTAGGTTCCGGCTGTAAGATCACATTCCCGGACATATCCTTCACGGTATAACCCATCTTCAAGTATTCATCTGCTTTTTCATCTGTGATCGTAAGCACGCGATTAGCTTTCTGCACGATATAACTCATTACTTTTCTCCTCTCTTTTGATGTCTGGAGGTGTCACAACTTGCAGCATCTCCAGACATACAGAATTTTCTACGCCTCCACTGACATACGGATTGCTTTTTTCTTATTTGCCAGTACGAATACATCTTCGTGAGATTCTTCGTAATAAACATACTTGCCCTCAGACAGCGCAGATGGAGAATCAAGTTTTGCAAATTCGTAGCTTATCGGTGTAATAACTGCAAGTGGATTAATCAGCATCATATTGATCTGCTTCGCACTTCCGGCAGGTTTCCAGCCCTGAGTGAAATCGTACAGTGTCTTCATCAGTTCTGATGGAACTTCCACAATCTGTACTTCATCCAGTGCTGTAATTGCTCTGGAAAGTTTGTTCTGATGTCCTACGTCTAAGGTTCTGTAAACTCCCTGAGCATTTTTAATCAGTGTATTGGTTGCTGGTGTAAGATACAGGATAAGATTTGTTTTCGGTACCCTTCCTTCAGACATTTCTTCCAGAAACTTATCAAACACGCTAAGAATATTTTCTGCAGTCAGTACCGTAGTATCTGCTGTTTCTCCCTTTGAAGTCCAGTCTGAATAGATCTTGGAAATGGTATACGCATCCATTTCAGGGAACTTCTGTTCTTCATTGAAGACTCTGGTAATATTAGTGATCGTAGCTACCTGATTGGTCTGCTGTACATCTCTTGGATGTACCAGAGTAGACCATTTTCTTTCGTTGCTCAGAGTCAGTGGTGTCCAACTATTGTCATAGTTTCTGGATGCAGTTGCAATGGTATCTCTTGTGGAATCAACACGTCCTGTTACCGAAATGCTCGGAATCTGGATTGTCTTGCTGTTAAGCCATCTGTATCTTCCGTTATTTGGAGTAGAATAAAGTGCTCCAAAATACAGTGAGTATGGAAACGCCTGTTCCAATGATCTCTGATATTCAGTTGCGTAATTTAATGCTGCCATAATTCTTTTTCCTCCTAATCATGCTTTCTTACTCCGGTAAATCCGAAGTTGAATACGTTATCTTTTGACGGTTCCTGTTCAGAACGAGTCGGACCTGCAAAATACGGGGCATTAATTGGTGGTTCAACCGGACCATCTGTACCGATGTTCAGCTCAGGGTCATTATCCGGTTTCTCAACAATGAAGGCATCTTTGTAGTCTGGATTTTCTTTCAGTTCTTTGATGTAATCATCTGCTCCAACAAATTTGTTTCCGTCAAACTTGAACTCTTTTGCTTCCATTGCAGAACGAACAAAATTTCTGTACATTGCTCCCGGCTTAATGCCAGCACTGTCCAAATATCTATCCATCTGGTGATCTAACTCCTGCTTTCTCAGCTTATCATTGAGTGCCTGGGTGTCAGTATTGTATTTCTGCTCCCACTCAGCCGCTTTTGCTTTGATACCATCAATATCCATATCCTTATAGGACTGAATCTCTGTGTTGGCATCTGTAAGCTGCTGTTTCACTCCTTCAAGCTCGGTATTCTTAGCATCGAACTTCTCTTTTGCTACATATCCTCCGGCTTTCAGATCAACAACCTGGATCTTCTTATCTGCATCAAGAGCAGCTTCCAGTTCTGCATAGGTCATTCTCTTTGGTTCTTCACCGTCTTTCGGTGTTCCAAACAGTTTCTTTAAAAATTCGTAAGCCATGTTATACTTACCTCTCTTTCTTTTATTCGCTGATTTAATTTAGATTCCGGTTCACTCCGGCTCTGCTATCATGCTTTCAGTTCCCGGCATGATCGGGAAAGAGACAGTTTATATGCCATATCACAGGGCAATAAAAATGGACTGCATAAACAGCCCAGTAATTACATTAATGTATCATTTAGGCTTCCAGATTCCACCTGTGACAGCTTTTGATAACATTAATGGAGAAATATATGCCTATTCAGTTAAGAATCAAAATAAGCTCTACCCTCTAACCCTCAGGCTGGGAGATATCGGATCACCTCCTCTCTACGGATAATCGTCTGCCATCAAAAACAATGGTGTCACCAATTCGTGCAACTTCATCACCAACTCTCACCCCTTTCACTTCAAAGTGTCCGTACACATCCCGGAACAGGATCTTAACGGTTCTGTAATCAATTCTTGATGCCAGCCACTCTGGAGCCAACATCTCTATGTCTTTACTGACAACATACTTTTGAATCATTTTGATTCTGCAAATACCCAGTCTTCAGCCAGCATATCTGCCTGAGAAGCGAGCCATCCCATCTGCACACCGGATGTTCCAACGAAAGCGATTGCCATATTTCCGATTGTCTCATGTTCACAGTTTACGATCTCATTATCAGTAGTCTTATAGGAAATCCCAGTTGCAAGCTGAATGTACTGTTTCTTTCCATTCCATCCTATTCTTGCCACCTTCATGCCGCGCTTCATGTACTTGATTGCTTCTCCGAAAGAAAAGGTATTTACGCCACCAAGTTCCGGGCAATTCTTTTCATCCGCAATCTGCCATTCATCCGATGCAATATTGTCAAATGTATACTCTGGAACTTCTGTCTGGCGAATATCCAGTTCTTCTCCGTCTTTCGTATGGATAATGATCGTTCCCTTTTCAGCGTCCCAATACCAATATCCACCCCAACTTGGAAGTTTTATCTTAGCTCCCTTTTTCATCATTTCATAGGCTTCTGCAAACAGCATTCCGGACTCATATTTCTCATAAATATAGGCTTCTTCAATGTAAATTTGCTTACAATTTGCATGAACCAGATCATCATCGTATGTCCGATCAATATATTCTATCTTTTCCTTGACATTCGGGTTGATAATAGTTTCCGTCTCTCCGGTTGGCATATGGATATACAGGAATATCATTTCCGGTTCTTTGCCTTTATTTTTAATCTCCTCATACAGTTTCAGTAATTCTTCTTTTCTCATTTTTTATTTCCTCGCTTTCCTATTGGCCCACACCGCTTTCATACTGGTGGACCGACCATATCCAACTACATTTCCATAATCATCTTTTACAGCATAAACCTGTGTTCTTGCCGTATCCTGCTTCTTTCCGGTCTTGGAACAGAAGTCTTTCAGTTTCTTTTCTTTTTCTTTTAATTTAACAGCTTCCTCTTGAAAGGCTTCCTTCATGGAGTTCTCTGTCTCTACATCCTGCGCATTTTGCATCGCTGAATCATATCCAACCAAGGTTCTCTTACTTTCCCGGATGCTCCTTTCCATTTGTCGCATAAGCTGATCGCTTTCATATTCTGTCAGCAACTTGCCATTATACTCATGCTTTGGAATATTATAATCTTGAAGCATATTCTTGGTATAGGCTGGTTCCGATATTCCGGGCCAATACGGATGAAAACTATGTCTGCAATTCGCTCCGCATAATCCTCCAACTGTGCCATATCCTGTGGAGTCAGCAAAATTCGGATATTCGGAAGTGCTTCCATCAATCTTGAATATCCTTCCCTGCCAAACAGTGTGGGAAGGTCTTGCCCCGGCATGAGCAGAGGTTTCGTAATACTCTACATCCATATCTGAGGCATACAGTTCTGTGAGAGAAGCTGCGGTCTGATTTACTCCAGTAAGCAATGCCATCCTCATAGCCGCATCAAGAGACATTTGTGATCCAGAGCTATACAGCACTTTGCCTCCGGATTGCGCAGCCTTCTTGATTGCCTGTTTCAATGCTTCCTGATATGAAAACGCGCCACTCTGTACTTGAAGCATTGCTTCATTCAGAGATTGAATAAACATCTGCTGTGACTTAGAGGCAGTAGTCAATGTAAGGTTATTCACATCTCCAACTGTCTTTCTGGCATTTGCAATGAGCAATTCTGACATATTCTGTGAAAGCGTTACTTTCTTTACAATCCCTGCTTTAACAAGCGGGCTTGCATCATTGTTGATGGAAATAATGCCAGCTTCCTTAAACATGCTCCTGATCTTTTCATCCGAATAATTCGTGAACTTTCCAATGTCTTTCACAATATCATCCAGCAACTTTCCTGACTGTTGTGCTTGTCTGATCTGCCATTTAGCTGTGCCAGTAATCTTCCCAGTCTTCATCATCCTTCTGGATATATCCCGGACTATCTGTTCATTCAGAACATCAACCATGCCAAGATAACCATCTGTGAACACTGCCAGGTATTCTGGTGTCAGCATGGTTCACACCTCCTATTCTTCCGGGAACATTTTCGCCTGCTCCGGTATATATTCCTTCGCTTCTTCCTCTGTGCATCCAAAATACCATGCGTAGAACTTCTCAAGTTTCATCTTTCCAGAAACAACCATCGCCCATCTTCTCTGATATTCTTTTTCAGTGTCTTCCAGAACGCTGTCACCCCAGTTGCAGTTGACATTCACAGTTCCGTCCGGTGCCAAACCATACAGTCTGGCAAGGACTACCATAGCATCTACTAAATTTTCAATGCCTATTGTCCATGCTTTCTGGAGTCTGCTGACCGTCCGGTACGATCTCTGTTTGGATGAAAGGATTTCAGTAGCTGTCTTGTCCAGCTCATTAGGATCAGACAGCGTTCCATAGGCAAAGCCTACCGTCCATTCAATACGCTTCAGAAACTTATTCAGCCCATTGAACATAGGATCATCTCTGATTTCCGGGCTGTATTCTGCAAACAATCCTTTATCTCCGTTTCCTTCATCAAAGGATCTGTAAAGTCTGTCTTTTCCTTCTGGAAGCACAGGTTTTCCGTTCTTATCTTTCTTTAAGAACTCCTCAGAAACATGGAGTGCCGCTTCTTTCGCATCATATTCCCACACTATCTGTCCCATGAGCTTATCTACTTCATGGACCAGTTCAATGCACTTGGAATATACTGACACTCCCAGCGGAGAACCATTGTCTATATTGTTACTCTTGGCAGTTCTGATATAGACAAACAAGGGCTTCCATACATTTCCTATGGTTACTGGTTCTTCTGATAGGCCAGCCCACTCAGGCACTTCTGACAGGAGAACAGGCTTATCAAACGGCCTGCTAAACACCGCTTCATCATCATTGTAAGTGGCTTCTCTTTCTGATCGGAAAGCCTTATTTACTATGGTGACACTATTTCCACTGAACCGATGGTATTCAGCTCTGGTATACAGATATTCTCCAATCCTCTTGTGCTGGAGAAAAACTGCAGATGTAATCTCGCCCTTGCTATTGTATTCAGTCGGATAAAACTTATCTGCTTCTACGAAGTCGATTTCTATTTTGTCCGGGTTCCCATCTGCATCAACAGATACATACGGTTTCAAGACAATACCGCCTTTCGCACAGTACCGTTCCATCTGAATATCCAGATCAATCAATTCTCTCTCCAACTGTTCGTTAATAAAGTCTGCCATCTGACTTCCGGTTACTTCTAGCTCAAGCTCTGTAAGGATAAGCCTTGCCATTTCCTCTGCTATCGTAGCTGGAATATTGGTGCAGATAACTCCTTCCTTTCCTTCCCACGGTGGATGATTCTCATACATATCTTTCCAAAGCTCGATAGCATTGTCCATTTTACTTGACACTGCAATCTGAATCTTCATCTCATTTTCAAGGCTTTTCACTGGGAACAACTTGTCCACCCACTTTCTGATAAAATTTCTTATGCTGAATCTCAATCTCTACCACCTACCCTGCTTGCGTTTTCAGATAATCCTTCATATCACGTTCATAGCTGTATTCAAAGCCATCCAGCGTATCAATGTCTGATGTTCCATCGTCCAGACGCTCTAACTCTATGGTGTTTGGTCTCCACACTGCCATGCTTAAAGCATCTTCCAGAGTGGCACACATATCTGTGTACATAAACCTTCCCTGAGCTACCAGCGATGTAAAGCAAAAGATTCTATCATTGATTCGTTCCTTTCTGGCATTTCCGACTTTGATGTCTCCCATAGCTGCTCTCGCCATAGCTGTTCTCAATCCTCTGATAAGGACCTGCTCAGCAGAATCACAATATATTGCCATCAAAGAGCCAAACAGTCCTTTTATTTTCAGAACGAATTTCAGGAATACCTGTCCAAGTGCTTCAGGATCCAGTTCTTCCTTGTGCAGTTCAGAAGCCAGTGCAACGAGCTTTCCATATCCGACTGTCGGAGCTGTTGCTACGAAAGAATGACCGGAACCATTGCCGCCAAAGTCAACGCCTATGGTAATGCCAATCAGTTCTCCACGCTTCATCATTTCTTGGGCTTCTTTTGTGCTGATCTTCATTGGGTTGACATCCATAGCCGCCAATGATGCAAACTGGGTATATACCAGTCCTTCAGCAATACTCCTCTTTCCGAGAATATCCCGGACATACCAGATACTATGCTCATCATACTGACTGACAATTTCTTCCAGACGTTCCTTGGTGATATTCACATTCTCGAAGATCGTGAAGTGAGCATAATTATAGCCGCCTTTCAGGGTCCCTTCCTTGGCTTTCCTGTCATAAACATCCAAGTAATTCTCATAAATGGGTGCTTTCGGATGTTCCGGGTTCATATCCCAGAATATCTTTCTATTCTTAGCTGCGAGCTGTCTGTTGAATGCTTCTTTGATTGCGCTGTCATGGTGCAGGTTGATCTCTGTTGCAATCCACATACCATAACTGTTACCACGAATCTTTTTATAGCTGTCGGACGAAGACGCACCTGCGAAGATCACTATCTTTGGCTTGAAATTTGTCAAAGGTCCTTGGATAATCAAGGCTTCCATGTCCTTGTACTTTCCCCAGTGGCACTGTCCTCTGAATATCCATTCCAGCCCAAATCCATTTGCATCGCCTATATTCAGCTTTGCGTTACCCATCGTAGATCCGGTAGCAAGATGGATTTTATCCGGTGTGGTCTTCAATTCGTGCGCGAAAGCAAATACATTGTCAACCGTCTTCCCAGAACGAACAGCTCCTTCCAGAATATTGAACGTTGCATATCTGCACCTTCGGATGTATTCCTTATGTCCTTCACCGAAATTAAACTGGATCGTTTTCTTCCGTTTCAGGTCTGACTTCTTGATTTTCTTTACTTTCTTGTCCTTTGCCATAAATTTCTTCCTCGATTTCGTCCAGATCCTCAATCTCTTGGCTGATACCAGCATCGCGTTCTTTCTTATACTCGAACTCTTTCTTCTGCTGGATATTCTGTACGTTCTGTCCGGCGGTATCTCTCATAAACTCAGCAGCTCTTACATTCCCTTCCATTGCTTCTCTCCACATACTGACTAACATCGCTGTCTGATTGGTCAACATATCATCATCAAAGCCCATCTTTTGCAATGTCTGGATGATCGTAGGATAGGCTTCTTCCGAAATAGGCATATTGAGCAGTATATTCGCAGCCTTTTTCATGGCTGTTTTCTTACGCCTCGTTTCTCCAGATTTCTTTCCACCTTTAGAGCGCATAGCTCTTTCTTCACTCTCACTTCGGTTTCCCGATCCAAAAGGAATGAGGTTCTGCTCATTTGCCATAAAAGCCACCTCTCTTTTGCATGAAAAAAGCAGTGGATTCATTGACAAAACCCGCTGCTTTCCTCATTTTTTCTTTTTTCTTTTACTTCTTACCCGTATAACCTCTTTACAACTGCTTCTCCCTCCGCTATCGCTTCGTCTGCATTCACTCCAAGTTCCTGATAAAAACGGGCGTTTGTATAGCATTCATGTGCCAGCACCATTGCTCTGTGATCTTTCGTGGAGATTCCCATGGTAAACTTCTTTGCAATTGCCAGGGCTTTCTGATACTGCCCGTTCTTTACCAGATTTCTTACCATATCTGATTTTCTTACCATTTTTTACCTCCAAACAGGTCCATCTGCTCATAACTTACAGTAGTTCCACCGGAAAAATCTTCATTTTCCAAATCTTTGAGCTGTTCTGCTGTCGGCAAAGGGTATCTTTCATCATTATTGATCCAACCGCCATGCTTTTCTGCATTCAGGAATCTTTCCCATGATTCTTCATCGTACATTCCTTCCTGTTTCGGTTTCAAAGACTTCTGTTCATCAACGATGAAATCTGCTACTGTCTTGCCCCTTCTTTTTCCCTCCAGCGTGTGACAATCATACGCATAAGAAGGCATTCCTGAAAATCCACAGTCTTCAATGTGCAGGTATTCATCATAATCTTTCACCCGTTCACTCTGCATCAGGTTGCAGCTGAAATAATCCGCGTCTCTGTTCTTTCTTGCATATAAGAGCAAAGTAATAGCCTTGCTGATGAATAGCGGCTCACGTTCATATCCTTTTCTTTTCTGGTTATAAACATCATCCGCTTCTCGCAAGGCTTCAATTTCTTTTGTCATAATTCCATAACAATCTTCTGCTGATATTGCAAGCAATCTTCTCCACAAGTAAGCGTTATACCTTCCTCTCAGTTCATTCGCTGCGTATCCAGCAACTTCCGCATCGCCTCTACGGATAGCTTTCTGGAGCAGGCTTACCATATCATACATACTATGACCGTTCTTTGTATACAACATTGCCATTTCTGATACTTCCTTTCGTTATATATTTATTTCACGGTATCATCGTAGCAAGCATGAGCGCAGGCAGTCAAACTAAATTTTGACAATTTCAGATATTTTCGTATTCATTCACAATATTAAGAAAAAACTCTGAATTTACCTGTTTCGTTAATCGGAAAATCCCGTTCTTCTCCACTTCTTTATGTAGCCACGGATTAGCATAGATGATTCTGACATGTCTTTTTGTCCTCCTAACACTGTCTTCAATATGATCTATCACTTTCCTGAAGGTGTCTCCCCTGAATGGGTCATACAGGTAGAATGTATTGTATCTGTCCAACAGGTCTGTTGCTTCTGTCGCGTCCAGAGTAAATATCTCCACCAGCTCTCCCCCAATCTTATTCAGGTTACTTCTAGCAGTATCACTGAGCTTCTGGCTCTTTTCGATTCCTGCCGCTTCCTTGATTCCTGCCGCAAGCATAATGGCAAGCGCAGCTCCTTTTCCGCAGCCAAAATCCAGCACAGGTTCTTTTACCATTCCCGGAATCTTGCAGATGTCAAACAGACTTCTCTGTCTACTTGGTCCGCTTGCAGTTGCATCCCCTGCCTCATAATCAAAATCCTTTGTCTCAACCTTTGTTTTCAGGTCTACTCCGCAGTCATGCTCCATCCAGTCATAAAAACTAAACTGTATAGGGGCGATTTCGTCTGTAAGGAACAGGAGGTTTTCTCCTTCTGTATACCCACAGGCTTCCATTCTCGCCAAGCTTATCACTGGGACTGCACTCTTCTCAATGGAAGACAGGATCATAGTTTCATCCGGGTCGATGTACTCAAGAATGATGGTCCTCTGTATAGATCGTCCCGGAATACACATCGTATCATCTATTACGCACATGAACTGTTTCCCATAAATACGTCCGAAATACCATTCCAGAAACTGTCCGCTTTCTCCATATCCGTACAGGATCACATTCTTTCCTTCGCATTTTCGGATAATTTCACTGATCTTAGTATCAAACTTTTCCATTGTCTTCATATTCTCACCTCGGCACCTTAATCGTTACTGTGTTCTTTTTCTCGTCAAAAGTATAGTATTTTCCCCATTTCAGTTTCATATATTCATTGCATTCCCGGATTACTTTACTGTTCTTGTTGATGTTGTCTCCACCTTCATTGGTATCTGTCTTTACATACATTGCCAGATACTTAGGCATAAGAATAATTCTGTTTAGCATCAATTCCTGAAGGATTTTATCTACATCTTCTTTACAGTCTGCCTGATCGTCATTCTTCGCCTTATAGCATTCTTTGTTATACCAGTAGATTCCTCCACCCATACTATTGAACTTGAACTCCTCCTGATACAAATACGGTCTTGGCGTAACTGTAATCGTGGCATATCCAAGTTTCAAATCGCTGAGCAACTGTGCTATACGAAGAAATTCCATATCAATAACATCCGGGTCTTTTATCTCCATCACAATATCTGTCCGGTATAGGATCTGTTTAATATCATCATCCACCTGCACAATAATATCTTCCGGTGAATTATCCAGAATCCACTGTCTTACTTTGGACATACTATTGATTTCTTCATCGGGAGCAGATATTAACTTACGGACTCCTGCGTTCCGATAGGCTTCTTCCTCAGAAGCTCTCACTACATAAGTAACATCATTCAGGATATTCTGAGTCATAATGCAGTCAGACCTTCGATAGCTAGGGCAATAAACCCCTACGGTTTTCTCTTTCAT